CGGTATTTTCGGTAATTTCAATATTACCGCTCGGAGCGGAACCAATATTATTGTAGATGTCATCAAGTTTATCTACGATAAGGGTGCTGTCATTCGGTGTTCCACCGTATGCCTTTGTGATTGAATCCAGACTATCAATAATTAAATCTCTGTCTGATAATTCAACGTTTTCGTTTATCTTCTTTGCAATTTTGTTTAATTTATCTACTATCTGTTTCATAATTTACCTCCTTTGGATATTGCCATATATGGCGTTACCTCTTATGCACTGTAAAAGTCAGGCATTTTAATAATCACAAGTTTAATGGTCAATGACGCTATTGGATTTACATATGCTTGCCATGTTATACCATCTTCAGTAAAAACGTGAAAGTCATTTTCATCATAAGTTTTTACGTCAAAGCTTTGGTCATCTTCGGCAACGTAAGTGTAAAGTCCTACACTAAATAGGTCATCAACATCATTTTTTATATAGCATAATACATTATCCCCACGAGATATTTCGCTTGTATCAACATTAGATACAGTACCAGTATGGTTTTCATCAATAACAACATCTTCATTGACGATATATACAAAATCACCGCCGCCACCGCCATGAACATAACTTGCTATATCTTCCAGTTTATCTACGATTAGCTTTGAATCATTCGGTGTGCCGCCAAACGCTTTAGTAATGGAATCAAGGCTATCAATAATCAGTTTTCTGTTTGAGATGGTAACATCACTGTCAATGGCTTTGGCTATCTTATTCAGTTTGTCCACTATCTGTTTCATTGTTACCTCCTTGATTTTTGTAATAGTCAACTAAAGCATCAATAGGCTCAAAGTTTTTGTTCCTCATAACTTCATCTCCGCCAGGGATAGGTGGTAAGTGGTAAATGAGTTTTCTTCTTTCGTTAGTAGTAGTATCTTGAATACCCTTATACGCTGTATCAATCGCCTTATCTAATGGGAGATATTCAAATGCGTTTCTAAAGTATTCAATTCTATGTCCTTGAGTTCTTGATGTCTTTTTGAAAATCTTGTAGTTCATTTCAGCTAAAGCCTGGTCTACTCTAGGTGCGATTGTCTTATTGAAGAAAATCTCCATCTGTTCGGCTGTGGCTTCCCCATTGATTACTTTCTTGCTTACTCCGTAAAACTGGAATAATAAATCAATGTACTTGTCTAGCTGTTCTGTACTTACGCTTGTAAATGGTGAGTTCAAACTCTGCCATTCTTCGCCAGCATCTAAAACTAAAATTCCACTTCCTTGATTCTTCTTAATACGCTCAACGATTTCATCTTGCTTCCGTATTTTAGCATCTTGATTCATCATCGCTCTGTTAGCAAAGCCATTGGAATAACCGATACCTGCGTTACCTACTTTAATAACACCACGTACCGTTCCACTCTGCGATAATTCAGCAATCAAGGAGTTCAATGATTTATCTATGATCTGTGTAAATACCTTTGTATTATCAACACCGGAATATAAATCACCGTAGAAAACATCGTTAGGATTTAGTCTTAAATGAATAATATTTTTATAGTCCACGAACATCGTTTCGTTTGTAATGTTATTCAAGTATTTAATGAGTACAGTTCCGTTTTCAAACTGATACCCATTTCCTAACATATAGTCATTTACATTTAACGGTTCAAGGGAAACACAGTTCCCTTTTTCATCACGATGGATAAAAGCCAATGCGTTACCATATTTATATAACTGATAAATCATTGTATAAAAGAAGTCATATTTAGTCTGTAAAGGGTTCGGTCTTTCGCTGATAATGTAGTCCAGTTCGTCTTTAATATGCCTGTAATCGCCATTTTTATCTATAACGTGTGAATAGTCTAACTTTGCATATTCGCTCGCTATGGTGTCATAAATCTGTTCCAGGATAGGTGTACTCTGTGAGAATGTGATTCCCTGCACCCAATCTACAAACTTTACTAATTCACCGTTCTTTACCCACTTCAAACCCCTTTTATTTATATGCACTTCATAAGGCAAAAAAGGTAGTTTAAATCTCATATTACCTCCTTTTTGAATAATCTATTGATAAATCTGTATTTACAACGCTCTCCTTATATCCCCAGCGTCTATGGTGTATGTTGTGGCAATCATCATGGCACTCCACCAGATTGTCAAGGTTGTACGCTACTTCTTCATCGTTCCAGTTTTCTTCGTTTAGTTCCTGCAAGTGATGTATCGTTCTTCTTTTGAGAATAAGCCTATGGCAGAAATAACAGATGTCTTTATCACGATCAATGACCGCTTGTCTTATCTTCTTCCATCTGGCTGTTTTGTAAACTTTCTCTCTCATTCCACCACATTGTTAATAAAGCTCTGTTGCGTTCTCCGGTATCTTTGTTATTGAGGAATACGTTACAGGCACTTCTCCGACATAAGTTCGCAATTACACCGTCTTTTTTCTCTCTCTGTGCGTTAGTAAATACGATGTTTCCGTATAAATCTTCTTTGGCTTGTGCTGCTACAAAATGCAATTCGCTTAAACGGTTATTGTTATACACTAAACCCCTTGCCCTTATATCTTTCGTACTCAAGATAATAGGGTTAGAGTTTCTCTTATCTTCCATTCTGAACTTAATTGTGGGAAGTTTCCCATCTTGTGATGGTATGGAAGCATCGCTGACCGCTTGAATTGTACTTGCCTTGTTAGGATCAAGTCCAAACTTTAAAACAATCCAGTTATACTTTCGCTCTAAATGAGCCAGCCATAAGAGAATGAAGTTTTCCGTTATACCAGTAAGGTCAATGTCTTTCCTTACGTGTTCGCCAAATTCACTTACTAATTCTTCTCTTAATTCTTCGTTAACGATAATGACATCACCACGATCTGCGTATAACTGATAGCCATACATTTTCTGTCTTTCGTTATAGAGTATATTGGAATCTTCTTTGGACTTTTCCTTAATCATATTCAAGCGTTCAATGTCTACTTGACCGTTTAAATGCGTTTCCTTATCCCAATACTTCGGCAAGAAGTAAAAGTCCTTACAGTATTCTTCTTCGGTGATAGGGTTATATAACATCATTTCCAGACAAGCAAGGTCGCTTTCCGGTGTACGTGTATAAGCCATATCAAGCCCTAAAAAAACAGGTGCATTGTAGAATATTGATTCATCAAATTCCTTTGTCTTGCACTCTGTATCAGTAAAGTAAGAAGTTATAGGGTTCTGTGGTATGTTAAAGTTCTTCGTTAAGGTAATAGTCCTTTTACGAGGATCGTTTATCATGTCTATTATTCTCTGTTTTAATTGCAACACACTAACAGCTACACCTAAAGCCGGATTGCTTTTTTTACAGACAGCCATGTTATTTATGTCTATCTCATCTTCGTTGTCCTGCTTATAGATACAGAATAGTTTACGATAGTCATTTATCGTTGCGTTACCGCTTAAAAGAATACTAGCCTGTTCTAAACGTTCATCAAGATACCCACCACGAACAGTACCTTGAGTAGTAGTTTCGATAATTAAGAAGTCATCACGTTTTGTACTCTTTCTTAAATTATCTGCGTATGATCTATCCTTCATTTCATGGATTTCATCGATGATAAGTACAGCAGGAATGATACCTTCCAGGTTAGCACCGTCTGAACTCATAGCTGTTAAGCGTGAGTTTCTTTTCTGTACTTCGATTTCTCCATAAGAAGAACGAATATTGCAATTCTGCTTTAATACCTTATTACCACGAATAATATTCATAGTAGTATCAAAGCACAATCTGGATTGCTTATAAGCGTTACTACCAATGTAAATCTTACAAGCGTTAAACTCATCACTGAATAGGAAATAAGCGTTCAGAAAGCCCAGTAGAGAGGTTTTCCCGTTACCAGTACCAACCATATACAGTACATCGTTTACGATGCGTGTGTACTTTCTCTGCACTCCCTGTGGCTGTCCTAATTCGTCATAAGTTTCTATATCCAAATATCCATAGAAACAGAGAATAGAATAGATAAGCCATTTCTGACTTAACAGCAATTTAACCGGTTGTCCTGCATTTTCACCTTCGGTTATCTTGCAAAATTTTTCTATCCAATCACAAGCCTTTTTCCCTTTTTCTTCCACAAAGTCATATAGTTTCAGCATCTCTCTCTGTCTTTTAAGTTGCTGTAACATTTCTACACTGAACTCATATTCATGCGTTTCAGCGTAATCAAGATACTCCAGGAAAGGGTTACTTGAATGGATCGCTGTCATTGTCTGTCTGCGGCTTGTTCGGATCTTCGCCTATGATCTTCAAAAGCAATTCTGCACTTTTAGCATTACCTTTAGCAGCACTCTCAATTAAGCCCTTGCACAACTGTTCCTTGTTGTCCGGATTTTCCAGTAATTGAAGCATTACTTCTCTTACTGACATTTTCTTCATTGATTCTCTACGTTGTTTCCTTACATCAGCACTCTTTTTCCCAAATTCTTTGGCATTATTCTTATCAAAAGGCATATTCCTCACCCCATTTCAATCTGTATAGTTCGTGATTTTAGGCACTTATGTTAAGAGTACGCTTGCTTGGTGCTTGCTTTTCAAAGAAAAAAACAGACTTTGATATCTGTTTCTAGGCACTTTTCCACACTATCTTTATACTACATTTTCGCTATCAATATGCTCTCATTTGCGGAAAAATTTAATTTCGGTGTCCAAAAAATTGGACTTTGAAAATTTGATATTCCGAAGCGGACTGCCCCCTGCCCGTTCCCCTATATACAGGGTTCCTTCCCCTGGCTGCCGGGGGGGATTGAAAAGTCCCTTAAATAAAAAAATAAAAAGATAAAATCACAATATTTAATAGTCTTGATAGTGCTTTCTGATCTGGTTTTCTATCCTGGTTTTATAATCTAATTTACATTCTAGTTTTATATCCTGGTTTATCTATCCTTATACATTCCAGCCGCTGCCGGCTGCTGCCGGTTTTCCAGATCATGAAATGATAATGAATAAATAACAACGGTTAAAAGAATTAAAGAATATTATTCTATTATCTATATAACATTATTCTTTTAATCATATTCTTTTATATTCCTTTTAAGTATTCTTTTATATCCTTTTAAACATGATCCAGATACTAGAAAATTACTTGAATTATATTCTTTATCGAAAATTTGAAAATAATTGTTGACAGCTATTTTATCTATATGCTAGTATATAGACGTAACCAAAAGTTATAAATTGTTCATTGAAATAAACCAAAAGAAAAACCGTTGAATGAAATAGCCCTTCAAGGTTATATATATTTATTTATATTTAACCGGTGAAAAGTGTAGCTGCTGATTTAATCAGTTAAGAGTTTAACTTTATATGTTAAAGCGATCGGCGATGACTCACAACGGATAATATAAAAAAGCATTTTAAAAATGCTTTTATTAAATCAATTTTACGGTTGATTTAATAAAGGTATTTTTACCTTTAAGGGTTTTAACCCCGGAAAAAGAAAAGGAAGGAAAAGAAAAGACTATGACAAACAAGCTTATTATCAACAATCACGATTTATTAAACAATGCCGCTGCCGGCATGCACGCCGCCGCTGAAAACCTGGAAACATTAAAAAACCAGGTTGAAACAATCGCCGCCGCTATGAACAAAAAATATACCAGCTTTTCAGACTGGAAAGCCTGGCACAATAGCCCGGAATATAACCGGCTTTCAGATCAGCTAAACGAATTAGAAAAAGAAAGAAAGATCGCCGCCGCTGAAAGCGTGTTATATAATCAGCGTTTTAAAGATGCTTTATATAATAACGTTGTTGCTGCCTTTGAAAAT